GTACATACACTTGCCAACCGTATCGCTGTGACGTGTGATCTCAATGATATCGCCAGGCACCGCACCGAGGATACGAGCCTGGATATCCTGCGAGTCAATCCACGGCAGCTGGTCGTGGGGGCGGACAACCTTGTTCTTGTCGAGCACAGCCTTCGCCTCGTCGGGTGGCAGAATCCGGTGAGGGACCGACATCCGGTGCTGGGTAATGTCCATTTGAAGCTCGCGGATGTGGAAGAATGTCACCCGTCCCGCGTGTTGTGCGCGGATGATATCGAGGAGGTTCTCGGAGAGCCGGGACATTGAGATCACGACGATTCCATGATTGAACTTGTTCTCGGCTGCGTAGTCGAGGTACGTCTTAACGTCACGTTCGAGCATCTTGTCCTTCTGACTGCAAATCACCAGTACATCGCCGACGGTGTAGACGTTCGCATCTTTGAGGTCGGTCGGGATGCTCTTCGTGACGGTGGATAGCTTGCGGCGCTCAAAGTGAATGCGAAGGGTGTCGAGAGCCGTTTCCTCCATTATGCTTCCCTTTCTTCTTGTGAGGAAAGAGTTCGTTTTTTCTCGCCCGAAGAGAACAATGCTTCACATCGCAGCACTACTTGCAGCCGGAATGACGTTATGGGCTGTATGGACTCTGTCGGGCGCCCAAGAGAAGTTTCAACCCGAAATGCTCGACAGACGTCAGGATGAGCACACACAGCGCGTTGAACACTCGTCGTACGAACAGCGGACGAATCACATGGACTTCACGTCCTTCGTCGAGCCAGCCTCCGGTATGCCAACACCGTTTCGTGTCAACGCATATACAGCGGTGATGTGAGAAGAGATAATGAAGATTCCGAAAGCCTTGCGGGAACAAGTATGGATCGTGAAGATTGGACGAAAATTCGATGCGAAGTGTAGGATCGTGTGGTGTACGAACCGCATGAACGTCTTTGACTTTCAATGCGGTCACAATATCCCGGAGAGCAAAGGAGGTCCGACGACACTCGATAACCTCGTTCCCATCTGTTCCCGCTGTAACGTGAGCATGGGAAACCACTTCACAATTGACCAATGGAATGCAAAGTCCCCTCCCATTCGGAGGTGGCTATGCCAATTCTTCTGGTCTTCCTAAGTTCCGAAGACATGCGCGATAAAAGGAGATCAAATGAAGAACCTCCCACTCTTGAAGGTCTGCGCGTCCTTTCTTAAAGGAGTTCCAGAGCTTCACGCATGCAGGTAAACACGTCACGTAATCCCCCGCGGCGAAACTGCCACGGATCAGAAGGCGAAGAGGCTCTGACGGACGAACTTGGATCCAGTTGTAATTCGTGACCATCTCGGTGTAGTCGCCGTAATAGACCTCAAAGATGTCCGGGTTGTCGAAGTACACTGCGCTAAACAGCTGTTCGTCCGCGTGCCCATATCCAAGGTTGAGGTAGTGCAAAAACTTCGCTTCGATCTCATCACAGAAACGCTTCATATACTCGGCACTACCCGTGAAGAACCCGCTACACATACTACAGCGACCCGACCTCAAGGCGTCGATAAGTTGGTCCTTCGGAATGTAATCAATGTAGCACGTCGAGAACTTGTCGCGGAACCCCTCAAACACGCGAGGGAGTTCCTCTACGTTCCTCGCACCCATCCGCTGAATACAGATGTTCAGCCATGCGAAGTGCGTTGACTTGAACGGATTGTCTGCTATTGCACGTTTGAGCATTGCGTATCGCGCCATACAGAGCAGGTAATAGGACGCGGTATTGCGGTCGTCGGGGTCGGGGTTGATCTTGCGATTCTCTATGATCCGGTCACGGTACGTAGTCATCTCAAAGTCATCGAATGACATGGGGACAAACTTCGTCTTATCCAGGAGATGGGGTGGGCGAAGAGCATGTAACGCGCTCAGCATATGCTCTTCGCAGAACACGACTAGATTTTGATCAAGGTTCATCGTAGCGACTGCGTTCTGCAAATAATGCGTAGCAGGGCGAGACTTGATGCTAGGAGACGCATCTGGCATGTGGGTCAGATCAAAGTATCCCGTTACAACTGTCCAGTTCATATCTTAGTTACAGAATGAGCTAGTAAATAGGTAAAATGGCATTCTACATCAACCTGGACCGTCGCACGGACCGGCGCGCCGAGGTGGAGCAGGAATTCGCGGATAAGGGATTGGTGGTTGAGCGATTTCCAGCTGTTGAGTACACCCCCCCTGCGATTGGCTGTAACCTTTCGCACATCGAAGTCTTGAAGCTCGCTCGGGCGCGTGGATATGAGTCTGTCATGATCTTCGAGGACGACTTCAAGTTCGTAGTCTCCAAGGAGGAGTGGATGCAGTTAATCGCACGCCTCCCGAAGAGTTATGATGTCATCATGATGGGCTACAATAAGATTGAGCCGACGCCGTACGACGATACGTTTGTTCGTGTACATGGAGCCCAGACGACCAGCGGCTACATTGTTCATTCTCGGTTCTACGACAAGCTCATCGCGCGTTGGGAGGAGGGTGCGGAGCTATTCAAGCAGAATCCCCATCTGGACTGGGTGTATCTCCTTGATCAGTATTGGAAGCCGCTTCAACGTATGTTTGAGTGGTACGCGTTCAAGACTCGTATTGGGGTTCAGCGCCCGGGGTTCAGCGATCTTGCTGGACAATTTGTAGAATACGATTGTTGATATATCCGCGTTGGAAGGCTGGGCTAAACACTCGCATCGACATAGCCAGAGCATTCTCTGCGATGACTCGTGCTTCGTCATCGTGGTCAACCAACCACTGAACCTTCTCGACTAGGTCCGACAGGTCGTAGTTCACGGGAACATAGTTGACCATTGGTTGCAGTTCAGAGTGGAACCACCAACGACTACCCGGATGCGTGATGAGAATCGGCACGGAGCCGATCGCAAATCCCCACTGACCATTGGAGGCTTGTGTGTTTCCATCCACGATCAACACATACTTGTACCTTGAATGTGCGTCAGGACCGAGTAGCGACTTGTCTGCGAAGTGTTCGGGAGGAATGATATCGTCATTCACAGGCCATCCGCCCGGCACGAACTTCACATCTGTGTTCGGAACACCGAACAGCTTGTCGACGACTCGCATGCGGACAGACGGACGGTGAAACCCACTGGACCCACCCCTCCACATCACGACGGGAATCTTTTCAGACCACGGACGCTGCGGAAACAGCAGTCCGTGTACGAATGTGAGGTCATCCCATGGCAAAAGGCACATACTTTTCGCGTTGAACTCGCGCGCTGCATACAAACACACCATCGGTCGCGTGTTCGGGTGCGCACACTCCTCGAACTGGGGGTACATCCGAGCGGGTGTTACCTCGTGGGCAGTACGTCCCAGTGAAGCCATCATGCAGCCGTATTCCTCGTCGCCGATCACTCCATCCGTTTGTGGAAATATCACTGTGATAGCATACGGACGGACATACTCCGTTACATATCGGTAGATAGGTCCGTTGATCGCTAGCTTTTGATCATAGGATGCCCATGTGTGGGGAATACCCGGTGGCACGCAGACTACATTATGAGGAACGTTAAGGATAGCCGGAGTATGATCAGCCGGGTACCAGTCGACCTTCCATCCCTTTGATTCAAGATGCGCCCACATATTCACCTCCCAGGACAGTTTAGGGAGCTGAGGGTACTCGCGAATGTACAAGTCGTAGAAATCGAGTAGCGATTGACGGTCACCTAGGAAGAAACCGCCACAGAAGCGCCAGTTGACAGAGTCCCAGATGACTGTGTGTTCCCAGCAACCTGGGAAGAACATACACTGTTTCGGTAGAGCCGCTCGGGCAATGGACCTGAGTTGCTCCCCAGACTCTGGGTCGCGCAGAACGTGGTACAGGTTAAAGTCTGCCCAGGCGTAATGTGTGGAGTCGTGGAGTCCCGACTCAATGGCTCGCTTCACGAGTTCAACCTTCGCATTCATGAGAATGAGGAAGTTGCGAGTATCGTGCTGAACAGACCGCGTGTCCGGTAGACCTTCCGGTGAGATGGAATGCATGTACAAGTTCGTCAGCGAGATCGATTCCACGACACCGTTGCGAACGTGTACCCTGTCGCGATACTCTGGGCTAACAAACACGTGGAGACGGATGCCAGTTGCCTCCAACTGCTTGAAGTGTGCAAACCGCGAGTCGTCTGTTCGATCAAGTGAACGGACTTCGTGAAGGTTCAGAAACGCGGTAACAAACGTCACCATTATCATTGTTCAACTGAATTCTGAAAGCAATACGTACGTGACTTTGACGTTCTCTTCCTATTCATACAATGTTGACGCTTACGGTCGAGCTTGCAGGGGGGTTGGGAAACCAGTTGTTTCAGCTGGCTGGGCTGATTCATATTTCGCGAAGGACGAAGAGGATTCCGTACATCCAAACGGTGGTAAATCCATCCGTGCACACGCACGTGAACTACTTTGACACGATCTTCTCGAAGTTCCGTATCATGGTCTCTTCGCGAAGACCCGAATGGGCAGTCACGGAGACGAGGTTATCCTACTCAGGATGGGCATCTCGCTTTGAAAACTATAGAAATCCTACTATGCTAGGATACTTCCAGGACTGGCGATACGTCGACGCGGATTTCTCATCGTGGCTCACGTTCACAGACAAGACTGCGAGGTATCCCGGTTTGAAAGAGGGTGTGTTCCTCCATATTCGCGGCGGTGATTACATAGGACACCTCTTACACGACGTTGGTTTGGATATGTACTACGAACGTGCGATTGAACTGTTTCCCGGAAAGCACTTTTTCCTGATAACAAACGACTTGGACTACGCGCAATCTAAGCCGTTTCTGCGCAACATTGCCTATACAGTCGTGCAGGAGAACGAACTCGATACGCTGTACATCATGAGTCAATGCGGCGGAGGAATCTGTGCGAACTCAACCTTTTCATGGTGGGGTGCGTACTTGAATCCGAACCGAAAAATCATCATGCCAGATGTATGGTATAACGACCCTGACATGTCTACGGTTGGCTACTATTTTCCAGGTGTCATCAAATGTCCAGTGTTACCACCTTCGGTGGAGGTGGCAGAGGCATCGTTCCCGCTGCGCGATGAGTCAGAACCTCATCCCACGTAGTGCGCAACGCTGCGATGTGGTCGGGAAGCCAGTTCGGGTCCTTGGGGAGGAACGCCTTCTTGACGGACACTAGACGCCAGAAGACGAACTGTGCATCGCCCTTGGTGCTCTGCCACTCATTGAGAGGCTGTCCTGACATGTACTCGACTGTCTGATCGTCAAACACTGCGATAACTCCCTTTGGCTCGGGAGACCGAAGCCACTCGGAGGAGAAGATCTGCTTGAAGCGAAACTCTGCGTACTCACACTCGTCGATGCCCGTACACTCCATTTGCATCTGCATTTGGTGTACGTAGTCATCTGGTATTCCATTGGACTCCGGTCGCGAGATTGGACACTTGAACTCGACGAGACGACCTCGTCGGCGCACGTCATTCGGATCGTCTGGAAAGACGATACCATCCGGTGATGCGCCTAGAAAGGAGTGAACGGGATGCGTGACACAGGACACATCTACGATGTGGCATCCGGTCTCCTTCTCGTACATCGCCTTGGCAATCGGCTCAAACCGCGTACCCCAGATGAGGGCTGGAATGGGAGGTCCTGTTTGAGGCTGAGGCGGTACGAGCTTGCGGATGATAAGAGACCGTCGAGCCTCGCCACCCGCAAAGACACCTGACACCTCGGACGCCGTAATCATCGTTCCACGTTTGGCATGCCACTGACTCGACCGCTGGTCGTTCATGCCGTAGTCGCGAATTGTTCGCCGCACGCATCGGTCACGCAACCACATGTGTCCAAGTGGACCCTTCATCGCAACTTCAAATGCAGCGAGTACATACCGACGAGAGCGCGTGTAGCTCAGAGAAGGGATAAGGAGTGTCAGCAAGAGGGCGAGTGGTTTGAGGCGGTTCTTGGCATGTGTGTACGGTGGATCTCGAAGCCATTCGGTTACAACGGCGTCCATGCGTTTATGTATGCGTCACGCCGGAAAACTCATTTTCAGTACTTGAACACAGAGTGGGTATGGAGACAATTCAGAGTAAGGAGCAGTGGGTACTGCACCGTCTCGAAAAGTTCTACGCTGACTCAACTACCTTCAACCGCGTCGAGGAGATTCTCGCGGGGAAGTCCCGTCTGAGTCTGCGGCTGCTCGACTGGTTTGTGACCAATTATGCGAAGAAATACAACGTGTCCTTCATGACGTCGACGAACCGTCACGTGATCGTGTATCTGGTGTACAAGTCACACTTGAAGGCATATAACAAAAAGATGTTCGACCCCTTCTGTCGTTGGAAGCGTATCCAGTTCAAGGGCATGGACACCACCGTAGGACAACTGAACTTCTTCGAGTGGGCAATTCAGGATGAGGTGCTTGATTACCTGGACATGCACTACGACGAGGTCCATGGGGACATGGAAGCCTGTTCGCAGGTGATTCAATCGACAGATGGCGAGCGTCGCAAGCGCCACGAGCTCAGTCGGTCCGCCACCAAGTCCGTTTGTGTCCACGATGTGCCCGTCAAGATTACCTTCGATTAGAGGTAATGGACTCGCAGGCAGAGGAGGACAAACCGTTCGTCGAAGTGCCGAAGGAGATTGTCTCTCCTATTTCTGAAGGAGAGCTAGATGCACTTGCGGCAGATAGCCAAACATTGGCGGTCGGACCGGCTCCGCCAATTACAGGGGTGAAGCGATCTCGCAAATTCCTCACCCGGAACCGGATTCCCTTCACATCGGAAAAATTTAACCTGGTACACTATGCGGGAACGGTACTCGGTTCTTCGCGATTATACGTTCGGTACATCTTCAGGTGTGAGTTCGTCAGCACTGACGGCAGCAAACTCGCAACGGACTTCAAAGATGAATGGCAGGGTGCAAACGTCGGGTATCAAGAAAAATTGCACGAAATACCCGGTCCTGCATTTGGACTTATACGGTTAGTGTGGCCTTCCTCAGAAGGGCAAGTGCATCACATCATACCTTACCTCGTGAACGGACCACCTGAAGGTAAGACCATCTGGTTTCTCGAACAGTACGATACGACCTTCTGGTGGCTGTTCAACGAAAGGGTCAGGAAATGGCACGAAGTTGTTGGGGAAGCAATGATAGGGAAAGGGCACAACTATATCCGAGCATACATTCCTGCTGCCAGTGCCATCTCGGGAGGAAAACATATAACGTACGCATCGGGGGTGGCGAAAGGTCTTCAGGGATATGATATGGACCTTCAAAAGAGCAATACAGGGGAAAGTGCAGAAACGTGTGTACCATGGTCAATGGTTATTCTGAAGTACATTATGGATCCGACAACGATCGGAGTGAAGGAACCTCAGTTAGCCTTAGAAACTGTGAAACAAGAAGACTTCAACAAAATGTACCGAATTCTAAATGACAAACGAGATGATATCTTGATGTGGGTACAGGGAACGATAGCGGGAGGTAAACGCCGCACGCATCGCCGCCGGCGTCAAACTCGCCGCAAAACCAAACGCTCTCGTAAGTAATGTTCTCGCGCATCGACCCAACGGTTCTCTACCCGGTCAGTCCCGATATCACTGAACACGATATTAACATTGTCTCCGACCTCTGGACGATGGCGGGTCGTCAAGTGTACCGCGGCGCGCGGGATTCGACGTATACTCATGCAAACGTCTACTGGCTCTATGACCCAGACGACCTCGATCGAGTTGGGTTGGCTGAGCATCGATTGGAGGCGCTGGGGGATGTGGAACTGCTGTGGTATCGCGACAATCCCTTCGGAACACTCCTCCAAGAGGATGGATGGACAGAAGGTGACAGTGTGTGGTCTAAGATTCCGGCTCACGTGTATGAGCGGTATCTCGCAGAGGGGTGGACGGGACCCGCTGCGTTTCTTGAACGCTGTCTCCACGGACAGATGCGCGTTGTGACCACACACCATCTCATTCAACGTCCATCCATGTACATCTGCGAGGCGTGTTGTGTGCGCTCGCTCAGTCCAATCCCGTGTTCAGACAAGGGTGTTCCACTTGACTACCCTTCAATGGAAAAGTTGTTTTGTATTGATGATAGGATGGTTGTTCACATCCCCCCCGCAGGGTCTTCTATCTGGTCACGGCTTGGGTTCACATCACCGCCGCCGCCGCGCGACGAACCTTCTTCGG